TTTGTTGTGAATCTTCTGTCTGTACCGAAGGATCACTACCCAAACCTCGCTGACTGTTGTTTAATTTAGGGCTATTATCCATAGCTGCATTTTTCTCACCCTTGACAAACGAACCAACTATCTTTTTGGCACTTGCTTCCGAATATCCTTCTTCGATTAATGCTTGTACTTTTTTTTCAAACGTAGGATATTGAGCAAGATTCGCTTTTATTACATCATCTGATTTTTCCACTGAAAAATCTTCTTTTGTGATAGAGCAGCCAAAATTAGTGCATCTGATCAGCATTTTACCCTCAGAGTGCATACTGGACTCATTTGCGATAGCCTTTGCCAATGGATTAAAATCAGTAATCAATGCCAATGGAACTGCTGGATCTTTACATACTGCAACTTCATAATGTTCCAGATCTCTCAACTGATATGCTATACTTCCGTCTTTCATTCTGAATGGAGTTCTACCAGTTTTTGTAGCACCACCAAATGATAAACCTTTATAGTCACCACTCGTGATTCTACTCCAGATTTCATTGTCTAACTCATAATCATTATGGATCTTACCAATAATTTTTATTGCTGGATATTCAGATCCATCGACTGCTTTATAGATGGTTTTTTGGTAATTTATACCCTTACCAATTACTCGGTTACTATGTGTATCCGTAATTGGTGCGCCCCTGTCCATCCAAATTGGCAGTACTTTGATGAGTTCATCAACTATAGTCACTTCGCCCTGTTTATCTTTAACTTCCACCGTTAGGTAACCCTCAAAAAATCTCTCGTTACCTAATATTGGCTGTAAAGATTTTGTGACAAGTTTGTTGAAAAACAATTCTGTCATATTTATAAAACTATGTTTTAAGTATTTAAAGATTCTTAAAAAAGATGGTGAATTTGGATTTATTTATCCAAAACTGCGTGTGCTTTATCGACACCATAGCCCAACAGAGCATTAGTGATGACCACACCTATTATCCCAACATTATCTTCTGTATTCTGCAATCCAGCAATGTTTACAATACCAAAGGCAAAGAACACTGATGAAATTAGTGCAGATGCGAGTTTTTTAGCAGAGTAACCTTCACCATTTGAGGATTTGTAACCCTGAATAGTCGAAGCCACTGCGCCAAGAGCTGCTGCTACAAGAGCGATCAGGGTAATTGTTTCATTTACCATAGGAAACTACAGAGAGGGTGTCATATTTAATCTTTACTAAGCAACTCACGCACAAGTTCGTCTAATTCAGTTGTATTTTCGGGATGATTTATTTTTGTTTGATTATCAATGGTTTTAGCTAAAACAATAATGGTTTTTTGTAGCATTTCAACTTTTTTACAGAGATCATTGTGAACTTTTTGAATTTTTCTGAAATATGCTACCAATCCAGCACCCAAAGCTATAACTATGGTCGGTATTACTTGTCGTGTGATCTCTTCCAAAATCGTCAATTCCATAACATTAATATAATATACTTACTTAAAAAGAAATCTATGTCAACTTCTTTTTATGTTTATGAAACTTTAGATGAATATAAAAGATTAAATAAACAATTCGTGAACAATCCATTATATCATACAAAATTAATTGATATGTATATCATACCAAATTTAAAAATTATTTTAATTACACATACAAACGATCAAAAAGAAAGAATAAATTTAACAAAAACTACTATTCATGCAAGAAATGGTTTTTTACCAGATGAGTTAAAACATGCACAGATAGTCAACTATGGTAAAATATTTTTTGATGTAAAAAAAAGTAAACTACTCATTAATCCAAAATTTCTAAGAAAAGCACAATATATACAAAAAGTTGACAGATATTTTGGTGAAAGAACAACAGGAAAACAAAAAATTAATTATGAATTTAGGTTTTATGACTTTGTAAGAGATAGAGTCAGTCTCGTGCTTTTGTAGACCAGCCTTCTTGGAACTTTAATTTCCAATCCTTTCCATATTTTCTTCTTAAATGTCTCCAAAACGGATCTGAACCAAACATACCGCCTTTTTTATTGTATGTTTTTGTAATATCTGCAATTTTTCTATGACATGAAGTACAAAACCTAGCATTAATTTCTTCCAAATTGAATTTATGCTGACCACAGAAAAGACATAATCCATAATATTTGTGAGAGACTGTCGCTAAGAGTGCCTCTCTGCCACGTTTACCAGCACAGTCACCACAAATGACAGCTATTGTTGCTATCGCCCTGTCTTTTTTTAAACAATTTAGGCAGACAGCTTCTTTATAGTTGTTAACTCTTGTATATTCATTTGCTTGATGTTTTTTTAATAGTCTTTTTCCAGCATCAAGACCACCATCGTCAACTCTCAGCTTCTCTGCCATCTTCATCTTCCCAACGTTTTATAACATCAAATTCATTTTTAACTAATTCTCTAGCATCTCTTACTGTCATACTTGCGTATTTTCTAAGTTCATCTATGGTTTTACCCTTAGTCCAGTTAAAATCAATGGCTGTTTGTAAGGTTTTCTTTACAACATCAAAGTTTATCGGTGTAATTCCATCAGGATAACTCTTCTTTGACATTGATGTTCCACTACCGCTTGCGGGAAATCCCTGATTGACTCCACCAAGATCAGACGGTCTGTTTAATTTTGGCTCGCCCTGCATGTTTTGTCTGCCTTCTTTTGGTGAGGCTGTACCTCTACCCCTGCCTAACTGAGCCTGAGCATCATTCATCATCATTTGTTCCGTGCTTAATGCTGTTTCTTTTGACACTTTGAATTCTCCAGTGTGTGTTCTTGTAATCTCAAAGCCCATTTGTTGTAGAAGAGCCATGTTTTGTATTTCAACACCCTGAGTTTGTAAGTCTCTTAATTTATCATTCTCTTCACCCGATTTTAATCTCAAAGTCCAATCATCAATGTTTAACATCTCAGCAATTTTGTCGAAAAACGACTTGGTTAGTATATCTTGACCCCATTTTACTGCTCTATTGGTGATTGTAACCTGTAAACCTTCCTGACTCCAACCGCCTACCATTTCACCAAAGTATAATGGTAGAACACCGTAAATTGCACCAATTATCTGTCTTAATTCTTTTCTTACTTCAATAAATTCCAACTCCCTCAATGAACCAGTGAAATCAATCCACTGTGCCATGTTTTTACCACCTCTTTCAGATTCTACCATGAGTGGATGAATCATATACGGATCTTCTGTCGCCCTCTGTTCTAATTCATTCCAAGACTTTCTAAATGTCTCATAGTTTCTTGATGCAATAACTAGCATGCCTCTTGGCGGTCTCATTTTATCAAAGTATTTTCTGACATATTCATCCATATGGGATAAGGTCATGGCTTTAGACCAAATAGCATAGATTGGTGAGAAACCATAGACGAGTGACGGTTTATATTTTCCCGCCTTCCAAATTACTTCACCCTCTCCATAAATTACATTTTTTGGCTGTGGGGTGCCTATGGAATAAACCGAGTTCACCTCAACAACAGCTTTTAAAGCTTCTACTGGAGTTGCATGAACCCCATCATTAATTACATTACATGTAGGTGTATTCAGACGTTTTCTTCTATGCTCAAAATGAGGGCATACATAAATTGGCTCATGTTTGTCGTTATAGCCAATTCTACCATCAGAATCACAAATAACAGCAACTTGCGGTGGTTCTAAGCGTAACAACTCCTTAATACTGGTGTCTTTTTTGTTTATTTTTCCAGTCACATCGTCAATCGAATAACTTTTCAAAATTAACAGGTATGCGTTATCAGCAATTTCGAGATCCCTTTCTAATTGTCTAGACAAATCTTCCAAATTTTGTTCGTTACCATTTATTGATTTTTTAATAAGATTTTCCAATTTTAATCTGTGTTCTGGTATAGGTCTTCTCAAGTTATTACTACCACATGTATCACACTGCATGGCAGAAGAATCTATCTGTGACTTTGTTTTTGGTATGGAATTAGAGGCGTTATCCTGATTTTGCTCAAAGGGCTGTTCGTCTGGTCGTGCAGATACTAGTGGGGCATATTGAAACTCCTTGCCACAATTTTCACATTTGTACTTCCATTTTTCGACCACTTCAAATCCGTTTTTGAACATTTCTCTGTTTAAAGTTTCAATAGGTATTCTTAATGCGTCAATATTATCGGCTAACTCATAAATCATCTGTAACGGAAATGGAAAGATTGGCAGTTTTGCACCCGTATCAGTACTCATATACGGTGTTGATATATTAGGTCTTACAGTTGAAATTGTTTCTGATTTATTGATATTTACAAGTGATTTGGCTATGTTAGATAAATAATCTTTAAATCCCATATATAATTTCTATAAGAAGTCATTAATAAACTTTGTTAGAAAAGTGTAAAAATTTTGTCACTTATGTATGGGGCACGATTGGTGTCTTGATCCACTACAGATGCAGATTAATTTGGGTGTTTCTACTTCTATCTTTGTTTCTTTTCGTTTTAATGTTGGAATTTCTTCCTTTTTTTCGGGGTATGACATAAAAACAAAATACTTTTAAACAATATAAAGATTTGTTTTTTACCTAGTGGTGTGAGCTTGCATACTCTAACGAGAGGACTGGTGTGGCGAACCAGCTAGGCAAATGTATTTAAATAGCTTTAAATATTACATGGTATGGTCGAATTAGAAGCGGAAGATTTTATAAATATTCTACGCTGGTTTGAGTATAGATTTCAAGAAACCCTGCCAGACAACATACCGCTCAATCATAAAAGAACGTTCTGGAAACTCACTTTTTTGGCTGAAGACAAATCTAAAGAAGATAAAATCGCTCAGGGAAGTTAGTAAGGTTTATATTAAGTATTAGCTTTTACATAATTGGTCGTCAGGGATTACCCTTTATTGTTGACCCCTCTAGATCAAGAGGGAAACCAAGAAACAAAACTTGGACACAGAAACAACAATAATTCGGTATCCCTCTTAGACCTAACCTTTTTCTCGCATTACGTTGGTGCGTAGCACCAAATTTTTTTACGAAACATTTATATTGGTAGGTTCTTATTAAAAGGTATGAAGACATGGCAAGTCGGTGTGCTGACATTCCTCGTTTGCAGCCTAATTTTCACGCCAGTGGGAATTATCGCTATTCTGGTAATTCTGCATAGAAGAAAAAAACGAATGTCAAAATACTACCACCCAGATTCGGAAAAACTCCGAAATGAATATAAATCACTCTGGGATAAAATGGCTTAATGCAATTTCGAGATAAAGAATATTTTTTTATGTCTTTGATGTATGTTTTTTCGCCCTGCATACATTGCTGTTTAAAGTATGATAAAATACTTACATCTGTTGAAGATAGATGGGAAGCGAAGCGTTATTTGAAGGTTGTAAGAAATAACCCAGAGGTATTTCTAAAAGACCTTCGTTGAGTTTTTTGATTTCCGACCTTAAAACGTTATAAAATATTAATTCTTCATTTGACAGTTTTGATTCAAAGTCCTGATCAGTGTCATGCTGCATGGCATATTGTATTATTTTTCTTTTTCTAATGGTGACTATTCTGATTAAAAGTGATTCGTCTTCTTTTAAAACTTTAAGGTTTGTAAAAAAATCTCTTGGAATGGCTGATGGATATATGGGGTTTATTTCTTCCTTGGTTAAAAGTTGATTTAAAATTATCATACCCTTTTTAATCCAATTACTTTCTCCTTAAAACTGTTACAATATCTACTTCTTGTTCTAACTGGCTTGTGACAGCACGGACATCTCAATGTAGACTTGACTCCGATTTTAATCGTGATTTCGTTTGGTATCCACACCTGACAGATAGCACACCAAACATGTGTTTTGAAGTATTCTGATGAACGGGGTTTTTTTCCTGATAATCTGAAACATATTCCTTTACAAGCCATAAACTAGTTTGAGTTAGCGGTAATTTAAACCTTACTCGAATTGTATTCGGAGTTTGTATTTGATTTTTTTTAAAATTTTGACTTTTCGCTATGTTAACTTGGCGCACTAAATGGGGTATATAAACGTTGTGGAAATGTTTTAGTATATAAACCTTTAGTTCTATATATATGTTTCTCTAGTATATAAGGTTTTAATATTATATATAGTATATAACTAGTTGGTTAATTAAATACTATATATGCATCGCTTGATTTATATTTAACTGATGAGAATATAGAGCAATGACAAGAACAACAACCAACGCAGAAGACCAAAAGACCGAGTTTCCAAAAAGAATCACAACAGATGAAATACATGATTTAATCCACCGATGCGGTCTAACGTTTCACAGTGACGATCATTCTACTGCAGCAGTACATCTATTTTGTTGCATTTTAGAAATGGTCAAATGGTCACATGACCCGATCCACAGTGATTCGTTCAGAAGTGGTTATTTTTGGGAAAAGTTAAACAAGGCTACAAAAATAGCCAAATCCCACACTTAATTTTTTTATTATTCAGAACATGTAGGGGTATTTAAGATTGCTGAAACAAGTAGGGATATATAAGATTATTGAACCCCTACAGCCCTTTTCCTGTTGCAATTCCAACAACCCGTATGCTACTAAACATTTATATATTTTTACATGTAATGTATAACAATGACTTTACAAACAACCAAATGCGAACACCAGAAACTTTATGCCCAGTTTGACGATGACGGTAACAATATGTCAACTGACGACTTCAATAACAAATGGTATCAAGACAAGAACCAAATAAAATGTGGTGAATGTAACAAGACTCTAGAAGAAATGTATCTTGATGAGTATGATATAGACCCCACGGTGAAAACATCGCAGCAGCCTCATTCTGGGCGCACACTGTACTGCAATGCGTGTCAAATGTATGTGAAGCCTACTAGGTGGGATGGTGAAGAGGTTTGCCCATACCATCAACGTGTAAGACGAACAGAAGAAGGCACGGAATTCATGTACGATGAATTTAACGAAGACGGAGACGAGTGGTAAAACTCCCCTAAATTTTTTTGTTGTGGTTAGTAAATCTTATATATCCCTACCTCAAAAACTTCAAACCAATCGGTTTATATTGAAGTTATACTATTACTAGTTATGCAACAAATGCAGCAATTAAGAACAATGTTCGCAGGCATGGTAATTATTTTTGACATGGATGGAACATTGGCAAACATTGAAGAGCGGGTAAAGTTAGCGGTGTTTATGAAGTCTCTAACAGACAAAAAGATGAATTGGGATGTTTTTCTTAACTCTCGGATTATGGAACTTTGTGACGTACCAAACCAAGACGTTGTAGACTTGGCAAGATTATTCCATTCGATTGGTGCGAAAGTAATCGTTGTAAGTGCTCGAAATGAGCGCCATAGAGCAATAACAGCTAAACAACTGTTGGAGTGGGGTGTGCCATTTGAGAAATTATATCTTAGAAAAGATGGAGACTTTAGAAACGATGGAATAGTAAAGGAAGAGATCTTAAACCAAGTCCGTCAGGATGGATATGAACCAATTCTTGCGGTAGATGATCGTCAGCAAGTCGTAGACACTTGGGTTAAACTAGGTATAACTTGCTGGCAAGTGAGGCAGACACAAGCATAAAGGGTGAGGCAGACAACACATTAAACGGTAACACCAGCAATCTTATATATCCCTACTTTCAGATTATGAGCCGATAGATTTATATGTGGCGGTGCTGTG